AATGCTTCAAGCCGTTAGGAACATCGGTCGTCAGGAACCAAGCGTTGGTATCGGTCAAGAAGTGATTAACCGTATAACCCTCGGGGATCGAGCCGTTGTTCTTCAGGGCGTTGATGTCGTTATTGGTAGTGCCGACACGAAGTTCGGTTTCTAGCAAACGGGTTGCAACGAACATCAAAGCAGGAGGAACGATAAGTTTGCGGGGTTTAGCAGCGATCAAAAGCCCACGTTCATCAGTCCACGCAGCGATTTGAATCACTGCATTTTCCAACGAGGTTTCGTTAAGATCCACGCCCGTAGCGGTTGTGTTGCTGTTGACACCACCAGAAACCAGCGGATGCGAAGTTGAGAACAAAGGCTGACCGTCACCGTAAGTTACCGTGGCAGCAAAACCATTATTCAAAACAGCAGCAGCTTTTACCTGCTTGGTATAAGCCATCGACCGTGCAAGTGCTTTGGTGTAACGAGCAGACAAAGAGTCATACAAGTTATCTTCAATCGCTTCTTCAGTGATTGAAAAGCCATAAGCAATAGTCTCGTGCGTATAACGTGCGGTCCAAGCTTCCTGCGCGTTGTCATAAGCGATGGCGCTACCTTCGTTTTTAACTGGGGCAGCGGTAAAGCCTGACAGCTTGGTTTCCTCTTCAAACGAGCGCTCGGAAGATTCAGTTTCGTAAATCTCTTTGTGCTCTTCGCCATACTTTGCATACTCCAAACCGAACAACGCGTTCAGGCCGGGGAGCAGCTCTTTCAATAGTTGTGCGCGTGAAATAGCCATTTAAATTTCCCCTTATAGTCCGGTCGGATTGTAGTAAGCATGACCGCCAGCGACTGTCTGGCCGGATACGTAGGGTGCGTTAAACTTAACAATGGCTTCCGGGAAATAAACCGTGCCACTATAAGTAAACGCCGTATCAGGCACCAGATCAACGATACGCAAAGGCAGTGTTGCCGTTACGTCTGCCGAACTTAACAAAATCGCTTGCTGAGAATCGTAGCTAACGGTGTTAAGTGTATTAGCTACAAGCGCCACGTTGTTGTTAATGTTGCTATAGGTCAAGCCTGTGGATGTCGAAACAACCGTCGTGCCAGTAACTACAGCAGCTTGGAACAACTGATCCGGGTCTTCACAAACAAAGGCAGTGATAAAGGTATTAGCCTTTACCGAAGTACCGCTGATCCATGCTTGTGAGAAGGTCGGTTGGCCGGTTACAGAAGAAACAAACTGACATCCTAGAAAGACGCCAGCAAAGCCTGTTGCAGGTGCAGTTGTCGTTGAAGTCGAAACCGCAACGGTGCCGTCGTTAACAAAAATAACGGGGTCACCAAAACCAATGCTAGAAGCACCGGATGCGATACGACGCTGACGAGTTGCTCCGGCAAAGACCTGACCACCGATCAAATTGATCGGCTTCAAGCCATAGGGCTTGTCTACAGTCGGGTAAGCCATTTGGAATTACTCCTTAGTTTGTTGATTACCGCGCCCAAACGAAACCGTAGATTTACGCTCTGCGAACAGAGGCATCCGTGGGTCATTCTCGCGCATGAAGTTATTGTCTACAGAACGCATCTGCGCATCAGCTTGTTTTTGGTAAAAGTCGTTGCGCTGGTCGATGAATTCCGTTGGGGTTTTACACAGCATTAAACCACCCACTACGATATTGTCCTTGAATCGGGCATTATCATTATCGAGATAACCAGAAATCTCAGGATGATCTTCAGCTCTGACAGGCTCCCAGCCTTCACGTAGCTTGGTTGAGACATTACGAGGGTCAGACTGCCCCATCATTGAAACGCGAATCCAACGATATTTATACCCAGGTTCAGGTGCAGGGTCAGGCAGTAACGTGGGGGGTGCCCAGCTACGAGGACGCTCAACTTTAGCGCGGGTATCTAATTCGCGGTTTACACGACTTTCAATTGTCTTAGTATCAGCCATTTGTCATCCCTTCCGCCACTTTCCGGGCATATAAATCAAGAGGTATCTTCAACTTCTTAGCTAGTGCAACCTGCGTCTGCGTCAACGTGATTTTCTTCGGGGCAACGTTTCTGCTTGCTGGGGCTACAACATTACTACTTGTCCGTTTCGATTTCTCCTCTAACCCAGGAAAATTTTCGGGGAACTTCTCACGGATACGAGAATTTACACGCTCGTAATATTCATCTGAAGTTGGGTCAACTCCAGACTTAACTAGCTTCTCGTGCAACCCCAAAGCAAAGCTAGTCATTTCCTCATCATTCCCAAACCACTGATTTTGTTGCTGCCATGCAAGCGCTTTTGGGTCTGCCCGAGGAGTTTCTGGGGCGGGTCGTGGTGCTATATTTACAGGAGTTTCAGTATTTTGTAAAGGGCTAGGCTTAAAATTATTAACTCGTTCAAGTTTTAGCTTGGCAGTAGTTAATTCTTCCTGCGCGGCAAGAATAGCGTCGGCATCAAAAGACTCATATGCTTCTTTATATTTCTTCCTAGCTTGATCTAATGCTAGCTCGGCATTTTGCTTAGCTGTACCAACAAGAAGCGTGCTATTTGAATTCAAATCGGTTTTGAGCCGTTTATTCTCTTCGACAATCTGCTGCGCAAACCTTAAAGCTTCTTCTCGTTCACGCAAGGCTGCTTCTTTGGCACGACGTTCATCGTGGTATCCATGCGACAACTTTTTAATGCGCTTCTGGACACTCTCATCGTACTTACTAAGATCGTCGTCAGTAACCTCACCAACAGGTTCAGGTAATGGCTTACGGTTTTGATCTTGTTCAGGCGTGTCGTCTACAACTTCAATTTCAAACTCTACATCGCCTTTAGCCTCTTGTTTGGCATCTTGCTCATCGGGGAACTTAAATTCAGTTTTATCCATATATCACCTCACGCACGTTGAATGCCACGGGGGTCTTCGACCACCGCTTCAACGGAATCATCGTTAATAATCCGAAACTCACGGTCATGAATCTTTAAGCGAGTTCCAGTGTTTGCGCGGGTAACTATAAAATCCCCCGGTTTGCACCACGGTCCTGTGGGGAAACGGTTCTGGTCGGCATAAGCCATATCACCTAGTGCTACGACAAACAGCACGTTGCTTAGTAACTCCTCATGCTTCACGGTTACATCAGCCTTAACAATCCCGCTATCAAATTTATTTTCGATATTGGGTAATGTACAAAGCAGTTTATAACCCTTAACAATTGGTAGTTGCTTTGCTCTTTCTTTAACTTCCTCGATTACTGCATCTGCTACTTCAGTCATTTTCAAATTCCTCATAACGTTGCACAAGGTCTTGTACTTCCATCCTTGCACGGCGTAGACCTTGGATTACGCCGCACAAATTCTTATACTCAGCAAAGTCTTTACAACTACCATCAACCATTGAATCACCTACTTCGCGCTCACGTTCCTTGAGCTTATTAAATAAGTGATCCAACATTGCGCGTTCTTGGGTCATTTATTGCTGCCTTTCATGCGTGTTTTAAACAAATCAGCTTGTATTTTTAACTGGTTTTGCTGATTCTGATTCTGTAACTTAATACCTTCTTTTTGAGCATCTACAGCTATACGTTGCTGTTCAACGTTAAGGCGTTTCTCTGCGATCTGTGCATCAATAGCGTCTTTTTGGGCTTTGCGTTGTTGCTCCATACCTTTAATTTGAAGTTCTTGTTGCTGCAACTGCACCAGCGGATCTTGTGCCATTTGCTGCGCCTGCTGCTGTGCAGCCTCACTCTGATGAATCTGTAGTACCTGCTGTGCAGCCTGTGCCACGTAACGAGCCATTGCATATTCTTCAGGCTCAGAGAGTTCTTGCTCAGGTGTGGGTAAGGGCAGACCAATACGCTGTTCGATCTCTTGACGGTACTGGAATCCTAAATGCTCGGCAACGTGCGCCATCATCGCAGCTTGTAACTGCTGACCTATGGGGTTCTGCCCAATCATCTGAGCAATCTTCGGGTCTTGCAAGAAGGACATATGCGTCGCAATGTGCGCCTGATGGTCTTGATAGATAAACGCCTTCATAGGCGTACCCTTTAGCGCGTTCATATTCTCAGTCACCGGATCTTTAGGCTTCTGATCGTCGGGCAGTGGTACAAGTTTGTCAGCGTTGGGGATACCCAACACATCCAGCATCTGCCTATGTAGGCGAGGTAGGTCGTAGAGCTGTGGCGCTCCTTGGGCTAACTGCAATGCAGCTTGATACTGCACAACACGCTGAGCCATCGTTGAGGCGTTAGGGTCAGACACGGGAATAACTTCCACGATGTCGTAGTCTTCAGCCTTAACCTGCGGTGTGCCATCTTGTGGCACGTAGCTGTAATCCGGCGAGGTATAGTCCCTAATGATTTCTTTAAGCAGCTTGAACTCTTCTTTCATCGCTGCATGGATGCGAGCTTGCACAGCACCCATCGTCTTTAGTTGCCGTTCTAAGAGGGCAAGCGTGGTGCCCACCGGAGCCTGACTCGACATATCGCTGACTTTCATATCAGCCATACCGCTGAGCCGTCGCGCTTCTTCCGTGATCTGGTTGAGCAGGGCTAGCAGCGTAGCACTAGGCTCTTTATAAGGCAGCGGCAGTATGTTGTCTCGGATTGCACCTCCCGGCACATCCACATCACGCCATTCACCCGGAGCAATCGGGGTGTCATCACCCTTGATCCTAAGCCCTCTGGACTTTAACCCACCGGGGAGATTAGATAGCGACCCTGCGTCCACCAACTGACGAATCAGCATGGTGCCTGCTGTGGCGTAGCCACCGATAATATGAATCAACCCAAAGCCATAGGCACCAAAACCGGGGATGTACATATAGTGCACAAAGTGCTGCCGTGCGCGTTTCTGGGGGTCGTCTTCTTTGTAGTTCCTGCGGATGGCTAGGACTTTGTTGGTGTTTTTGTCGATGGTTATGACGTAGGGCAGTGGCAGTTCTTCCTCATATCCCGGCAAGTCATACTCGATATGCACCTCACATATCTGATACCGCTCATCTTTTGTCTGCTCAACACCTTCTTTTTGAGCCTTGGCTTTCTCAATATCAGTCTGTGTGGCGTATGGTTCACCAAGATCAACATCACGATAGAACCCACTAACTTGCAGTCTTTTTATGTCATTTTTAGTCTTACGCATCACATGCGTAAGGCGGTCTGTGCGGCGGATATTAGTAACGCCATAAGGAAGGATGACATCCTCGGCGGGGACGTAGAACGAAACTTGGCGTTCTAATGATGGGTCGTAGTAAACCTTCTTAAATGAAGAACCCGCCAGCGCCACACCCCACAACGCACGTTCATGCTCTGAGCGATACTCAGGCATTTTGTCCGTTAACTGATAGTTCATATCAGCTTCAACTCGTTTGCCTGACTCTTCAATCTGTGGGTTCCACTGCCCGATAATATTTGTTTTCACAGGACCACTTGCGGGGAAAGTCTCCATAATTGATTCACTCTGAAAGCGAATCGCAGCTTCTGTTAGCAAGGTTGAAAACACCCCACACGCACCATCCCAAGGCTCTGTTACCTCGTCATAGCGTAGGCCCAACACATCCAAACCTTTAACGTAAGTATCGGCCCAATCCTTGCGAGAATTAATATCAGCCTCAATCAATTCCATAATGTCACCTGCGATAGATTGCAGGTCGCCTTCGGTCATGTGCTCAGCAAGGTTGGAATCAAACTCCTCTTCTTCGTTTTCATCTTCAGGCATCAGGTCAATCTCAACCCCATCGACCCCAATAGAAACACCTTCAGGATTAACGATTTCAATTTCAATAGGCGATTCGTCCATCGCCAAAGCTTCAATACCTTCAGGTGCACCAAATAAACTTTTATCAATAGCCATGATCTGTCCTAACCTAAGTAGTACCCGCGTTTTTGCCCACGGAAGCCACGGAAATAACGAACGTCATCCTGTTCATCGCTTGGCAATGAAATAAACCCACCCTGTCTGAAACGCAGTAGCGCCTGTGTCATCGTATCCACGTAGTCGTCATGCTCTCCAACAGGGAATGCAGCAACTTCTTCAATAACTTCTCTCGCCCAGCGCGTATCAGGAGCCCAGACTTTACCACTTGCAAACATATCTGCCACAGCATTAACACGCACGTGCTTGTCGTTACCTCTTGACGGACTGAACTCTTGTATAGGCACACTCATGCGAAACAATTCTTGTATTAATGGAGCACCTGCGGCTTTCTTTTCAATGAGCACAATATCAGGCTCATATTCTTTATACATTTCTATTGCGCGTTTCTTTAAATCAGGGAAATTAAGTCGTGCTTTAAACGCGTCAATTAAAATAATATTAGGCGCACCGCCATCTTCGTCGTTATACCAAACCCCCCATGTGGTACACGCCGTATAATCCGAAGAGTTTTTAGTTTCATGCGCAGTATCCCACGATTGAATAATGAATTCACATCGTGGTGGGTCTTCTTTCTCCCATACTCTCCACATATTACGTTGTATAACAGCCGCAGCATCGCTTGTGGGCTGCTGCATATACTGCGCCTGCCAATAACGTGGGTCCATGCCCGCACGTTTTGCTTTTAACTGGTCTAACGGCCACTGCTCAGGCCATAAACTTTTTTCATTATCTTCGTTTTCATTTAATATTGCGGGTAATTCAATAATATCCCACGTATCTGATTCTGGATTTTTAGTTTGATAATCTATTAACCGCCCTGTTAAATCAATTAAACTCCATCGAGTCATAATAACGATAATAGCGCCCCCCGGCATCAAACGTTGCAGCGGGCCTGTCTGAAACCACGACCACGCTTGATCAAATGTCAGCCGTGAATTAGCCTTTATGTCTTGCTCAGAATGAGGGTCATCAATAACAAACAGATCAGCACCACGCCCAGCCAGAGCGCCGCCAACGCCAACAGCATAATACTGACCTCCAGCTCCGGTAGACCATTTTCCAGCAGCTTTTTGGTCTTCTGCGAGGGCTGTTTTTGGAAAAATCTCCTGATATTCATCAGCGTCCACCAAATTTTTAACTCGCCGTCCAAAATCTTCTGATAAAGACGCAGTGTGCGTTCCCATAATAATCTTTTTATCAGGAAACTGCCCTAAAAACCATGCTGGAAATAAATAAGAACTAAACTCGGACTTGCCCATACGTGGGGCAATATTAATAATCACGCGTTTCTTACGGCCTGCGACTACATCTTCAAATATTTTTGCCAGTTTTCTGTGGTGTGCGCCTTCTTTAAACCCCGGATATACATGGTGCGCAAATGCAAGTAGTGAGGTTTTAGATTGTTTAAGTGATTTTCTACGTTCATGCTCATCTAGTAATGCTAAAACTTCCAGTTTTTCTTCTGAGGGCATTAAAGGGAGTGCTTTTCTAAGCGCCTCAACCTCATAATCACTCAAATTCACTAGCTTTCTCCGTCGCAGTTACCTCAATAGCGCCCATATATTTACCAAGCTTAGCTTTAATCTTGGCTTCAATCTCTTCATCCGTCAGTTCTGCTTTCTTAACCTCCACGCGTTCCGTGAATAGCGCTACTTCTGTAACACGCCCCAGCATCTCTAAAGCTTTTAATCGGTATCTGGGGTCAGGGTGCTCTGTATCTTCCAATATTTTTGCAACCGCATACCCCCTCATCTGCCGCGCCTGCTCAACAAACGCCCAGTCATACGCCGTCAGCATCCCTACAAGCCGTCGTACAGCTACTGGCGTGGTGTTTGCTAATAACTGTTGTTTAACTTTTTCTTGCGGTGCTCCAGCAGCCATTGCAGTAAACGCAAGCTGCGCATTCTTTTTGTTTGCTTTATCTTCTGCGTCTTCGTCAGACGCTGCGCCAATTGATTCTAAAAAGTCTGCGGTGTTTATCTGCGCATCTAACACTTGTTGGGGTGTAGCTGAATCCACCCTTATGTAGTCCGGGGGCTCATCAAAAACGGTAGGCGTAATTAAATGTTCAAACATATGAGGGAAAGGGGTAGCACCTCTGTTTAAGTCAGCGTAGGGTAATGCTTTATTGACGTTTACGCAATGGGCTGGTATATTAAATGTGTAGCTTGTCCATAGCTACTCTCCTTTCGGCTTTAGGTCCGACGACCTCCCGTTATCCCGGCACCTTTTGCCGGGATTTTTTTGTATATACGTGTCAAGTATTTGACAAAGTGTTGGAAGATTTTTTGTAATTTTTTGAGCACTGTAAAAATTTGTGGTGTTGGAGACAAATAGTGTCCATAACTACGCCGCTACATTGCTCACATCTGGGGGTATACGGGAGTAGTGGGGTTTCAAAACGGCAAAAATACTTAACCCCCTAGAGTTCTCAGAAACACGTTATGGTATAATATAGTCATGGTTGGGAGTTGCTCAGCCATACGTTGCCACGCCGTTCGCGTGGCTTTTTGTTTTATGCGACGACGAGAGTGCGAGGCTTTTCGCAAGTTCGTAATCGTGTCAAACATCCGCATCACAAGCACACTCACACTCATGCGCGTGATGCACACTAAGTAGACAACACGTCTACGTAAGGAAAATACTATGGACACCAAAGCAATCAAAAAAGCTACCTTCGCCGTATTCCGTGCGGGCGAGTCCTTCGCGGACAGCGTACGCAAACTCAAATCCATCGTGGAGGGCGAAGACTTTCACACGGTCTTACACACGATCATCGTCGCGTGTGATGAGTTCTACTACGATGGCACAGGTTCGCTCTATGTCGCTCGCACACGTGGCGCAGACCTAGGCTTAGGCATCGCCTACAACAAAGACCACAGCGACTACGCCATGCGTCAAAAGCAAATCAATCGCATCATGCAATCCCTCGGCCTTACCGAACCACGCAACCCAAGCACCAAACCCAAGAAGCGCATCGACGCAGTAGCTGCCATGCTCGCTCGCATTCAAAAGGAGTTAACACCCGCGCAGATTCGCGCACTCAAGGCAGCACTTTGATTCACACCGTCTGCTTTAGCAGATAACCCATCGCTAAGTAGACATCCCGTCTACTTAGCACCAACAACTTAAGGAGAACTAGCATGAAAAACAAACCCAACTGGTACGTAGTATTTGAACGTGAGCAACTAACCAAGCAACAGATGGAGCGCCAGAAGTTCTATGGCGGTCTTGAGCGTGGCACACGCTCACCAAGCGCAGAGCAATTACTCAAACTGCTTGCCCACGCCAACAAAGACAAACGCCACCTCTGGCTTCAGTAGTTCTTGGTGATACGTTGTGGAGAAGTTCTCCACAACGTATTATGGAGTGATTTTTTCATAATATGAAATGTCCAGTGCGACCCACTTTTTCGTCCACGTGGACACTAGCGTGGACAAGCGCAAAGCCCCGTCCCACGGGGCGTATATATATAAATGTCTTTCTGTCTACTATATATATATACGTGTTTTTTGGGACGTTCTTTTTCTTGTATTCTAATTCGGCTACGCCTTGCGCTTGTTCTCTAAAAAACTTGCTTCCTTTTTGTTTTTCCTGAAATTTGGTGGACACCTGGACACTTTTTCCAAACCCCCTGATTCTATTGGGCAAACCAATGTCCACTAGTTTTTTCGGACGTATTTACACAATCAACCGCAACCCCTTACACTACGTACTAGCGCCAATGTCCACTAGCCAAGTGGAAAAAGTGGACACTTTGGGGTTATTTACTGTCAAGGACTAGACAAAATGCACACACGAACCTGCATCACATGCAAGCAAACGCTCCCTTCAAACCTCTTTAAATACCGTGCAACACGCGAAGAAGCCAAGCGAAAAGGACTCAGCGGAAACACCGCTGCATGGGTCGAATCCAACCGTTGCAAAGCGTGCAGACCCAAGCGCAAACCCCCAAGCAAGCTCACACCCAACGAGCTAGCCAACCGAGTCACAGCGGGTGATGTCTCCTTCATCGAAGCCGAGCGCATCCTGAAAGAACGCGAACTCAGACGCCGCGCCAAGATCAGCGAGTACATGAAGACCCGACACGCCATGCTCAAGCACATAAGCCTACGCCCATCAGAACTCAAGCTGCACCTGCTTGAGAAGGCAGTACGCGAACAACAGATCGCACAGATGAAACAAGACCAACTCCGCGCCAAACACAGCGCAGCCCTATCAACCCCACCACCACGCAAGCGAGGACGCCCACCCAAACAACTCATACCAAGCACACCACTAACAACCGGACAGAAATCTGTCCAAGGAGAAACAAATGAACGCTGATATGTGGGACACCCTGATTGGCTACGCCATAGCCTTTGCGCTAGGTGTAGCGCTGACCATACTCATACTAGGAGAGTAAACATGAAGATAGAACCAAGCACAGCAACAGGGGTCGCCCTCAATTGGGCAGTCGGACAGTGTGACAGGCGCAAGCTGTACCTCGCCAAGTCCAAGCGGTTGATGACTGCTAACTATGGAGCATTCAACCATCGCCACGGTGCGCCGTGGTACGAGCCATCGAGCAACTGGCTGCAAGGCGGACGCATTATTCAGAGTAACCGCATCACGCTCGACATAACTGACACGGCATACGACGACAAGACAGACGAGTGCATAAAGCTCAAAACCCCTGAATGGTGGTCGAGTATAGGCGAGGTAACAGCCCGTGGCGCAACCCCACTGATCGCAGCCATGCGTTGCTTCGTAGCTTATCGACTCAAACAGGCAGGGCTGACAGCGTTTGAACTCCCGCCTGATGTGGCTGATGCGTACAGGGCTGAGCTTGCCCGACATGAGAAGTACATGAAGCAGAGGGAACGGTGGTTAAAGATCTCAACAGAACTTTTAGAAGGAGAATGACATGAAGATAACAGACGTACCGAAGCAAGCGTTTACTGCTGAACCTACGCCCATACCCATGAGGTCTATACCTGATTGGGATGCACTGCTGTCAGTACTGACAGCTAAAGGCTTCATAGTCCTTGAGGCTGACAAATTTAGAGTCACAAGGCACGGCGTACAGGAAGCAGTCAACGTGAAGAACTTCAACAACTACGTGCGGATAACCAAACGCCGACAGCTTTTAACCAAGCGCATATCCGACACGCGGTGGGTGTGCATATTAAAAGGAGAGTGACATGAGCACATCAGATCAACCGGACAGAAATCTGTCCAAACCAACACTCAAACAATGGGTCGATTGGGC